TTATTGTTAAGTTTGTTGATGATTATAGACGTCTTAAACAAGGCGTTACAAAAGGCGTTGCTAAGCGTAAGTCAGCTCCAGCTAAAAAGGCCCCAATTCGAAAAGCTAAAACAGCATCTAAACAAAAAGAAGATGCAAGAGAAGTAACAAGACGTCGTGCTTTAAGCGGACAAGCTTCAGCTGAAGAACAACAAGCCTTTCTTAGAACCCTTGCCGACCGCTCCTTAAACATGTAATAATACTCTAGGAGGGTATAAACAATGGCTAATAATCTCGGCGTACGTGGTACCGGAGGTCCTCAAGGACCAACTCGCGGTACTGGCAAAGATGTATCCCAACGGGAAGATCTTGCAAATTTCATTACTATGATAACAAGAGATGAGACACCTTTCATTTCATCTATCGGTAAAGCTAAAGCAACTGCGATTTATCATGAGTGGCAGACAGATCAACTAGAAGTTCCAGGTAACTCACGTATTGGTGAAGGTACTGATTGGATTGAACCAACAGTTGCAGGTGGTACAGGTTCTCCTGCTGTAGGAAATAAATTCGCAGTAACTGGACCATACCGTACACGTTTGGGTAACTATACACAAATCAACGGTAAGACAATTGCTGTATCAGGAACTCGTCGTGTTGTCGATCAAGCAGGTATTGCTGATGAGTATGCATACCAGCTAAAGAAGCGTGGTACAGAACTACGTAGAGACGTTGAATTTGATGTTGTACATTCTTACAATACTTCAAATGCAGTAGGTACACAAAACGCTAATGCGCGTGCCGCTGGTGGATTCCAGTCTTTCATTAACTCAGCAACTACTTGTGAGTTTAATGGTGAGTGGGCAGCACCTGCAACAGCAGCTGATGGTACTCAAGTACTTCGTTCATCACTAACAACAACAGCAGCCCCTGCAACTGGAGCTTTAGCATTAACAGATATTGACGCTGTTATGCAAAAGATTTATGAGCAAGGTGGTAAAGCTACTAGCATTATGCTATCACCAAAACTACGTAGAGATTTCTCAGATCTTATGGTTAGTGATACAAATGTTACACGTAATATTGATGATTCAGGAAAGCTACGCCAATCTGTAGACGTATATATGTCTGACTTTGGTGATCTAATGGTTGTTCCTAACTATATTATGGGTCTTACAAATGATGTTCAGTTTATTAACTCAAATGGTACTCCTGCAAATCTTGCAGCAACTACTGATGTTGCAGACTTTGCTGCATTTGTTTATGATCCAATGTGGTTTAACTGGGCAACTCTACGTCCTATGCAGGAAGTAGATGTAGGTCAACAAGGTGACTCAACTAAAGGTATGATGGTTGAGGAAGCTACCTTAGAAGTACGTAACCCATTAGGTTGTGGTGCTATTTACGGTTTAGCGTAAGTTTAATTTAGGGGGAATCTAAGGGTTCCCCCTTTTTATTATGGAGATATAAATGCCAAAAGTTGGTGATAAAGAATTCAAGTATAATAAATTTGGAATGGAAGCTGCTAAAAAGTATGCTGATAAAACTGGACAAGACATTAAGTATAAAGCAATGGGTGGTAATGTATCAAGCTACTATGCTAAAGGTGGTATGGTATCTGGTTGTATGCCAGCTCAAAATAATAAAAAATAAATAGTTATCGGAGGTAACAATGTTAGTTATTAAACTAGACAACGGGAATGTTTACCCCGCAGAAACATGCGTATGGCGAACTACAGACGATGCTAATGGTGGTTATAAAATTACGCATCTTACAATAGGTTCCCCTACTATCGCAACAAACGCAGCGCCTACTGTTGTTGGTGCAACTGGAGCAAGACTTGGTTATATTGGTAAGTCAGGTAGATTTGTTGCATATACAAATGCACCCTAAATAAGGATGAGGACACATGAGTAAAGAAACAGATTTTAAATTCCATAGTGCAACTGTGGGTAAAGATAAAAGTATAAAAGCAGGCTTTGATTTAGATTCAGGTAACTGGGAAGCAACCCAAGATATATCACAATATAAAGAGCAAGCCAAGCTAGATAGAGACAGACAAGAATATTATGGACTAAAAAAGAATTCAGGCTATCGAAAGTTAGCTACTATCCCTGATATTGTGGCTATTAAAATACTTCAAGATCATAAGCTTGATTTACATGATCCAGCGTTTATGAGAGATTCAAATAATATAAAAAAATTAAAAAAGATATTAATGTCTGAATATCGTGATTTATTAGTTAATACATAATTGGGAGGCTCAAATGGCATTAACCTATACTCAGCTAGTTGCGCTTGTTCGTGATTGGTGTAACAGAGATGAAGAAGTAGTAAGTGATGCTATTATCCAGGATGCTCTTAAGTATGCAGCAGATAAGGCATATAGAACATTAAGGGTTCCCCCATTAGAAAATGTAGCTATCTATGAAAAGGCACTTTTAACTTCAGCCACTACCGGAACAAATGGCTTACAGCCTAGCGTAACAGAAATACAATTACCTTATGATTTAATTGAGTTCATACAAATTAGAGAACTTAATTCAGCTGGAGGTACTATAAGAGTATTTAATGAAAAATTAGATATTCGAACATTTAATGATAACGCTGCAGAAAAATATATTGGATATAATTATTGGGCAAGGCAGCGTAACGTAGTTTATCTTAGCCCAGGCTTTGGATTATCCGGAGATGGTGCTGACGCTAATACGATTGAACTTTACTACTATAGAAGACTACCTGCCTTAGATGCTAAATATGCTGTGACAGTTTTAAACTATAATGCAGGATTTTTAACAACAGTTGGTGCAGGCTCAGGCATATCAGGTTCGGCTTTACTTTACTTCAATAGTAATACAAGCACTACCGCTTATGCCACTCAAGCAGCTGCCCAAGAAGCAGATCCAGCAGGTACAGTTACATCTGCATACTATATTGGAACAAGCACTTCTAATTGGTTAAGAGATGAGAATCAACGAGTGTTATTGTTTGGTGCATTAACAGAAATATTTGCGTATGTACAAGAAGATGATCAAGCAGGAAAATACTTAGGATTGTTTAATCAAGAAATAAAAGAACTGAATACCGAAGATAGTGATCGTAATGCATCTGGTGGTAACTTACAAATTAATTTTAACGGAAGAGGGTTAATATAATGACAGCAGCAAGACCTGGCCAATTTACTGGTGCCACAGATGATGCTTCAGAAGGTGGATTATTTACTGATACTCTTGTTGATGGTATTCCTGATATAGTAGGCGCCGATGTTCTAGCGGCACAAACAGCAGCAACAGCTGCGGCAACAAGTGAAACTAATGCAGCAACTTCAGAAACTAACGCAGCTACAAGCGCGACAACTGCTAGTACTAAAGCAGGTGAGGCAGTAACAAGTGCAGAAGCAGCTGCAGGTAGCGCAGAGGCAGCAGCAGATAGTGCTCAAGAAGCATCTGATGATGTAGATAGTATTGGAAGCTCTGTAACTGATGCTGCAAATTCAGCACAAGCTGCATTAGAATCAGAGAGTCAAGCAGCAGCATCCGCAACTGCTGCAGGTAATGCTAAGACAGATGCAATCAGTGCTAGAGATACAGCAGTTTCTTCTTCTGCATCTGCAAATAACTCGGCCATTGCAGCGGCTGGAAGCGCAGCAGCAGCTGAAGCTACCTTTGATTTATTTGATGATTCATATTTAGGATCAAAAGCTGCAGATCCAACAGTTGATAATGATGGCGACCCACTAACAGATGGCGATTTATATTTTAATACAACTGATAATGTAATGAAAGTATACGACTTAGGTACAACTACTTGGTTACTTTTAACACCTACTGTTGCTAATCAAAATAATATTAATACTGTTGCTGGTATTCAAGCTGATGTAACTACAGTTGCAGGTATTGATAGTGATGTAACCACAGTAGCTGCTGATGCTAGTGATATAAGCGCAGTATCAACTAATATAGCTAATGTAAATACAGTAGCTGGTAACGATACAAATATAAGTACTCTTGCAGGTATTGATAGCAATATAACAACAGTTGCAGGTATTTCTGCTAATGTAACTACCGTTGCTACTAATGATGCTAATGTAACAACAGTTGCTGGTATATCTGGAAATGTAACAACAGTCGCTGGTATTTCTTCTGATGTGACTAATGTAGCTAATGATGCAACAGATATAGGTACAGTATCAACTAATATAACTAATGTAAATACAGTTGCCACAAACATAACTGATGTAAATAGCTTTGCAGACACATACTTTATAAGTGCAACAGCGCCTGCTTCGCCAGGTGAAGGTGATCTATGGTATGATAGTACTACTAATAAATTAAAGATTTATAATGGAACTAGTTGGGTAGATTCAGCCACAGCAGTTAGTGTTATAATGGATAAACAAAATTATACAGCAACTTCAAATCAAACCGTATTTAACGTAACATATGATTTAGGATTTGTTGATGTATTTTTAAATGGTGTAAAGTTACAAGAAACCACAGATTATACTGCAACTAATGGAACTAGTATTACTTTAACTACTGGCGCAACTGTCGGAGATGCAGTAGACTTGGTAGGTTATGGCGCTTTTCAAATTGCAGATACTGTACCTGCATCTACGGGTGGTACATTTAATGGTGGCATTGATGTCACTGGCACGGTTACTATGGATGGCGGTAGCACATCTGCTGACTTCTCATTTGGCGACAACGACAAGGCTATCTTCGGTGCTGGGTCTGAC